GGCCTGCCGGTTCTGTGCAGGGCTCGGCGGGCCGGGGTCGGCCTGCCGGTTCTGTGCAGGGCTCGGCGGGCCGGGGTCGGGCGGCCGGTTCAGTGCTGGGCTCGGTCGCCGTCGTGGACCATTCTTGCCATCTCCGCGGCCGAAACGCAACTATCGGCGAGCCCCGGGGCGTATCTCACGGCGAGCAGCGCGGCCACGTCGGCGGTCCGCACCTCGAGCAGCCGCGGCGCGTCATAGGCGGGGGTCGCCTCGGCCCTCGAGAGCAGCGCGACGTGATGCAGCGCCGCCTCGGTTATCTCGCGGACGCCGCCGACGGCCCGCTCGGCGACCGGGTGGAACCCGACGGATCCGGCGTTGATCTCGCCGTCCCGGGCTCGGCAGTAGACCTCCCACGCCTCGGGCGTGTCGTAAAACTTGAGCACGGCGAGTAGCTCGGCCTCGCCCGAGGTGTCCCACGACACGGGGCGGGCGACCGCCGGGGCGCGTAGCTCGCCGGTCCCGCCCGTGTGCCGGTCGGTAAACGGGATCCGGTGAGCCCGCTCGTTAACCGACCGGGTGAACGCGCCCGGCGCGAACCGCTCCGGCCGCGGCGTCCGGGTCGAGGTCTCGCCGTAGCGGCACACGAGCATGGTCGCGCAGCGTAGCGCCTCATCGATCGACCGGACCTCGAGCGGGATCGTCATCTGTTCGGCGGCCATGATCAGCCCTCCTCGGGCATCGGCGGCAGGTCTTCCATCTCGCGCACCTCATCGATCGTGAGGAATTTCGCGTCGAGCCCGATCTTGTGCGCCTGGTAGCGGGTAGCCGTGTCCGCGCGGCGCAGCGAGTCAAGATTGATCTTGAGCGAGGTCCCGCGGGTGAACTCGGCGTCGAGCGCGGACTCGGCCCGCCGCGCCCACGGCAGCAAAGAGAACTCGGCGAACTCGATCATCCGCGATTCGACGTTCGCGTACGTCGAGCGGTCCGCGGCCAGCCCGAGCATGTACGGCGGGATGCCGAAAATCATCGCTATGTCGAGCGTCGAGTAATCCCGCATCTGCGCTAGCTGCATGGCCTGCGGGTCGAGCTGGAGGGGGTGAAACTCGGTCGTCGCGTTGAGCACGGCGATTTTCTTGATCGTCCCGCCGTGACTGCGCATCCAATCCGATTGCAGCTCATGGGCCTTATCCCGGGTGAGCTGCGGGGCATTGACCTTGAGATAACCCGAGGGGATCCCGCGGCGCAGCATGTTGTAAGCGAACCCGCGTACCTCGCCCGCCAGCGCCAGGTCGAGGAAATGCGCCTTGAGCACGCCCACGCCGCGCGGCCCGCCCCGCACCATCCCGCGGATCACGATCAGCTCGCCGGGGGCGAATCGGTAGCCCTCGCCGCCGTTACCGGGCGGGATGACGTACTCGCCGCCGTCTATCTCGAGGTCGTGCGGGTTGAGCTGCCACAGCGGCGGCGCCGGGCTGCCGTCATCGTTGCGGGCCGGGACGTAGATCACGCCCTCGCCTTCCCACAGCATCGACGTCAGGGTCCACGACCAGAACTCCATCGCGGACCGGCGCCACTCGGGGACCGGCCCGGCCGTGATCCGCAGGTCACGGCGTTTGGCCTGCGGGTCGGTGATCCAGTCGGGCGCGGGCATCCGCGCCCGGCCGCGCATCACCCGCCACGGCATCCCGGCCAGGGTGTCGGCGAGCAGCGACGTGCACCGGGTCACGGCGGCGGGCAGGCTATGCGGCGACGCGCCCGGCGGCGGGTTGCCGATCGGGCCGCCGGTCCCGTCGCCCCCGGCCGGGCCTTGCCACCATAGGTCCTTGCGGCTGACTTCCCACCCGTCCGGGTCGTTGATCAGCATGTCCCGCCCGTCCGTGCCGGTATAGACGGCGACGCCGGGACGCTCGTCCCGCACGAGCCCGCCGTATCCGATGCGGTTCGGGGGGCGTAGCGGCATGCTCATATGAACACCTGCGGTTCGTCGGCGGGCTCGGGGGCGTGCGCCCCGGCCCACGCCGCGACCGTGACGGCGATCAGCGCGAGCCCGGCGTCGCTGCGCTCCCACGCCCACGCGCCGCCGCAGCGACGCTTGCGCGCCGAGGTGACCGCCGCGGCCATCAGCGGATGATCCCGCAGCCCCACCCGCGGCGGGACCGCGGTCAGCGCGTCGAGCAACTGCCCGGACGCGGCGGCCATGTCCGCAGCGGACAGGATCACCAGCCGCCCGGCCAGCTCGGCGCGGGATTTCAGCTCATCGGCCAGGCCGCGGGCCGGGCCGGACCCGTCGATGCCCACCGCGGCGGCGCCGTGCCGGGCGGCCAGCTCGCCGAGCCGCCCGGCCACCCAACCGGCCTGCGGCCGGTCCTCGATCACCTCGGCGACCCCGGCGCCGTAGGCCACGATCACGGCGCGGCTATGGTCCTCGGCCACGTCGGCGCCGAGGGCCAGCACGCCCGCCGGGCCGCGCCGGGTGCCCACCCGGCCCCACGTGCCCTCCTCGAGCACGGGCGGCGTGAGCGACGGCACCCACTGGTTAAGCGCCTGCTGGCGGAACGCCCGCTCGTCGGCGAACGCCCGCTTGCGCGCCACCCACGCGGCCCGCCGCTCGTCCCAATGCGCCTGCGCGGCCTGCCACACCGCGGGGTCGTCAATGTCGAGGTCGGGATCGGGCGGCGCCGACCACTCGATCAGCAGCACGCCCGAGGGGTCCTCGAGCGTCGCTATCGCGGCGGCCCGGTAGGTGTGCATCAGGTCCGAGTCGGCCGTGCCCGCCGTCGAGACCAGCCAGGTCTGCGGCGAGTCGGCCTCGGCCATCGCGGGCTCTATCGCCTCCTCGAACACCGACCGGGCCACCCGCCAGCCCTCATCGATCAGCGACATTGACAGGCTGAACGCGACCCCGGCGCCATCGTTCGCGGCCTGCAAAAGCCACCGCGACCCGTCGCCCGTCTCGATCTGCTGCTCGCCGTTCGCCCACCGGACGCCGAGCCCGGACCGCTGCGCCCACCGGGCCGCGGGCCGCCACACCTCTTGCGCGGCGATCAGCTTATGAGCCACGTGCAACACGGCCTGCTCTTGCCCGCCGAACCGGGCGCCCTGATCGATCCGCCACCCGCACACGATCCGCTCGAGCCAGCTCTTACCGGCCTGCCGCGGCGCCGAGACGATCACGAGCGGCCACACGAGCGACCCGGCCGCGTCGTGCTCGAGCGCGCGGGACAGCGCGAGCCGCTGCCACCATCGCGTCCCGGCCGAGGGCCGCGGGTGCAGCCGCCGCGCCTCGCCCCACGCCACCGCATCCGGGCCGTACGTGCCCACCGCGGCCGGGTGCGGTCCCGTCATCAGCCGCGGCCACCGCGCCGAGGCGGGCATGTCCCCGACCCCCGGCCACTCGAGGGCCGGGGCCGCCCGGGTCACCATTGCCGCGACGGCGCCAGCCGCGCCGCTCGAGCAGCTCGAGCCCTCGAGGCGGGCGGGGGTTGCCTCGACGTCGGCCCGGTGATGACCGCCCGCCGCCGCATGCGGGCGATCACCACGCCGAGCCGCGCGCCCGCCCGCCTCGAGCAGTCGGCATGCTCGGGCGCCAGCCGCGCATCGCTGCCGCCGAGGGCGCGGTCGATCACGTGCCCGAGGTGCCACGGCTCGCCGAGCTCGATCAGGCACCCGCACCGCCAGCACGCACACGGCAGCATCCGGCCGTACGCCACCCGCAGCGCCGCCCACGCCCGGTGATTGCGCTCGAGCAGCGACGCGCTCACGGCGGCCCCGTCCGCTGTTCGAATCCTTCGCCGCGGTTTTCGATACGCCCCGTGACCCGAATCCGGGCTGTTCGATTCGAACGCCATTCGAACACGGTCCGTCCGAACACCCGGACGAGGTTCGAACAGCGCCCGCCGAGCCCCGGGAATCCGAACACGGCCCCCGCTTGGGCTCGGACGTCCGCGCAGGTCAGCGGCCGATTTCGGGGGAGTCCGGGGCGGCGGCGGGCGCATTTCGGGGCCTCGGCCCTGTCCTGGGGGGTTCGAACAGCCGTTCGCGTATCGGGGAGAGATCTGGGGGGA